CAATCAGTCTCGCTTCCCTGCGGCGCACTTCAGTGCGCCGCCCCCCGCGCATCTTCGCATACGGCATTCATGGAGTTGGCAAGTCCACGTTCGCTGCCGCCGCGCCCGCGCCGGTCTTCATCCAGACCGAGGAAGGGCTCGACGCTCTCGACGTGCAGGCGTTCCCGCTTGCGCGCAGCTTCGACGACGTGATGAGTGCCATCGGCGCGCTCTACGACGAGCAGCATCAGTTCCGCACCGTCGTCATCGACAGCGCTGACTGGCTCGAACAACTGATCTTCCGCGATGTCGCGCAGGAACAGAAGGTCGCGAGCATCGAGGATATCGGCTACGGTAAGGGCTACGTGTTCGCGTCCAGCCGCTGGACGACGCTGCTTGAGGGTCTCGACATGCTTCGCAACGAGCGAAACATGAACGTGATCCTGATCGGCCACGCGCAGGTCAAGCGCTTCGAGGATCCGATGACCGAGGGCTACGACCGCTACTCGCCGGACCTTCACAAGATCGCGAGCAGCACGCTGTGCGAGTGGGCTGACATCGTCGGCTTCGTCAATTTTCGCGTCGCGACGCGACAGATCGACGGTGGCTTCAACAAAAAAATCGCGAAAGGCGTCGGCTCCGGCCAGCGCACGATCTATCTGGAAGAGCGACCCGCGTACACGGCGAAGTCCCGCTGGCGCATCGGATCGGACTGCCCGCTGGATTGGGCGACGTTCGAGGCGCGACTGAATAAAGCGCAGGGTGGCGAAGACGCCGCGCCTGTCGAGGAAACTGAGCAGACGCCGCAGGCTCAGGACACGCAGACCGAGCAGGCTGCGAAACGCGGCACCAGCAAGAGGAGCAAGTGATGAGCGAGGAGAAGAAGGCCAAGGCGAAGGCGCAGGCGAAGGCCCCGGCGAAAGATCCGGTCGTCTACGTCCTGTATCGCGGAATCGCCGACATCGTCGATGTCGTGAGCGGCGCCGAGACCGCGATGCAGCGGATCAGCGAGGATCGCGACGTTCAGTTCGCGCGCCTCGTCGTCAAGCGCAACAAGCGGAACCGCTGACGCGCATGAGGGGCGGGATATTCCCGCCCCTCTCCCCAACGAACGAGGAACGAAAACATGGCAAGACTTGACCAGACCTTCCGCACCGAAGATGTGCCCCCAGACCAGTACGAGCCGCTGCCAATCGGTGACTATCGCGCGGAGATCATCGCATCTGACATCAAGCCGACGAAGGACGGCTCTGGGCAGTACATTCAGTTTGAGATGAAAATTCTCGAAGGGGATTACGCCGGTCGGATGGCGTGGGACCGCATCAACCTTTGGAACCAGAACGAGACCGCCGCGCGGATCGCGGTCCAAACGATGAAGAAAATTCTCGATGCGTGCGGCAAGGGTGCCGTGGACGACACCGAGGAGCTGCATCAGATCCCGTTCATCTTGAAGATCACGATGCGCCAGAACAAGAAGACCGGGGAGATGCAAAACGCATACAGCTACGCTCGCGAAGGCGAGGCCCCGGCCGCGAGGCCGAAGCCCACGCAGCCCGCGCAGCCCGCGCAGAGGCCTGCCGTTACCGCCCCTTCCGGCGGTGTCGCCAAGCCCGGTGGGAAGCCCTGGGAACGCAAGCGCACCTGATCCCACCCCAATGCAGCCCGCTGGCCTTTCGTGCGCCAGCGGGCTGATTTTCCGCCCTGGAGACGATGATGCCAAAGATCCCGAGCCTGCCCGACCATGACCCGTTGCTGGACGCCATCGACGCCGAGATGGAGCGGCGCGCGGACACCGAGCCGCGCAGCTATCTCGGCGCCTCCGCAATCGGGCACGCCTGCGAACGGAAGCTGTGGCTGGACTTCCGATGGGCCTCGAAGCGCGCGATCCCGGCGAAGGGGCTGCGCGCCATCGAGGACGGGCATCGCGGCGAAGAGGTCGTCGCCGAGCGCATCCGCATGGTGACCGGCATCAAGCTGGTGACGCACGTCGACGGGAAACAGATCGGCTTCCACGACATCGACGGGCACTTTCGAGGAAACGCCGATGGGATCATCGAGGGCTTGCCGCAGGCGCCCGCAACGCGGCACGTCTGGGAGTGTAAGATCGCCAACGAGAAGAAATTCGAGAAGCTGCGCGCACTGAAAGCGCAGATCGGCGAGAAGCAGGCGCTACGAAAGTGGGATCCGATCTACCACGCGCAGGCTCAGATCTACATGCACTACCTGGGCTGCACGCGGCACTATCTGACGGTCGGGTCGCCGGGCGTGCGCGACTTGATCTCATGCCGCACCGACTACGATGCCGCCGATGCGATCAGGCTGATCGAGAAGGCGCGGCGCGTGATCGAAGCGACGCAGCCTCCCGCTCGCATCAGCGAGGATCCGTCGTGGTTCGAGTGCAAATTCTGCGATCATCACCAGATCTGCCACGGCCAGCCGAGCGGGAACATTCCGACGAGCGCGCGGCGCAACTGCCGGACGTGCCTGCACTCGACGCCAGTCTCGGGCGGCTGGGAGTGCGCGCGGGGTGCGGACGCCAATCTCTACCAGCGGCACGGCTGCTCTCAGCACCTGCTGATCCCTGCCCTTGTGGCGGGCGAGCAGATCGACGCATCTGAAACCTGGGTCGAATACCGTCTGCGCGACGGCTCGATCTGGCGAAACGTCTGACTCAAACAGGAGTGTTGACCCCGCGCCCCTAGGGCGGTATATAGATTCCGTCCCCCGGCATCCCGCCGGGGCGAGACAGGAGACGACGATGACCATCACCCTCCGCGACTATCAGGCGGCCGCGATCCAGTCGATCTGGGATTGGTTTGGCGAACGCGACGGCAACCCGCTGATTGAACTCCCGACCGGGACTGGCAAGTCGCTGGTCATTGCTGGCCTGTGCCAACAGGTGCTGGAGCAATACCCCGACAGCAAGATCCTGATCGTCACGCACGTACGTGAACTCATCGCGCAGAATTACGCCGAGCTTCTGCGCCTTTGGCCCGAGGCCCCGGCTGGCATCAACAGCGCTGGGATCGGGCGCCGCGACACGCGCCAGCAGATCATTTTCTGCGGCATCCAGTCGGTCGCCAAGCAGGCCCACCTGTTTGGCAAGGTAGATTTGGTTCTCGTCGATGAGGCGCACCTGATCCCGCGCGACGGCAACACCCGGTATCAGGAGTTCATCAAGAACCTTCAAGTCGGCAATCCGTATTGCCGGGTTATCGGCTTGACCGCAACCCCGTATCGCCTGGACAGCGGTCGGCTCGACGAGGGCGACGACGCGATGTTTTCTGGCGTTTCTTACGCCTATGACGTGCGCGAGGCGATCAAAGCGGGCTATCTCTCACCGCTGGTCAGCAAGGTCACGTCGCTGACGCTGGACACCAGCGGCGTCGCGACGCGCGGCGGCGAATTCGTGCCGGGGGAACTGGAACGGGCAGTCAACGTTGATCCCGTCAATCGCGCCGCCATGAAGGAGGTCGTCGAGTTCGCGCGTCGCGAGGACCGCAAGTCGTGGCTGGTCTTTGCGTCTGGCGTCGATCACGCTGAAGCGCTCGCCGCGATCCTGCGCGACGAGCATGGCGTCCGCGTCGGCACGATTTTCGGCGACACCCCGAAGCCCGTCCGCGACGTGACCATCGCCAATTTCAAGTCGGGCAAGCTGACGTGCCTCGTCAGCATGGGCGTTCTCACGACCGGCTTCAACGCGCCCGCCGTCGATCTGATCGCGATGCTTCGTCCGACCCAATCGACCGGGCTCTACGTCCAGATCGCGGGTCGCGGCATGCGCCTCGCGCAGGGCAAGGTCAACTGTCTGGTTTTGGACTACGCGGCCAACATCTATCGCCACGGTCCCATCGATGCGATCAAGCCGAAGACGCCGAAGAAGGGCGCGCCGGGGGATGCGCCCGCGAAGGACTGCCCGTCCTGCGGCACGATCAACCACGCGGCGGCGCGCGAATGTGCGACGTGCGGCTTCGTGTTTCCTGTTGCCGAGCCAAAGATCTCATCGACCGCCGACACCGCGCCGATCCTGAGCGATAGCCAGCCCCGCTGGTTGCGCGTCGAGAGCGTTTCGTTCGCGCGACATCAGAAACTGGGCAAGCCCGACAGCCTGCGCGTCACCTACTCGACGCAGGCCGGAGAACACAGTGAGTGGATCTGCCTCCAGCACGATGGCTTCGCCCGCGAGAAAGCCGTCGCATGGTGGAAGCGCCGCGCCCCTGGCACGGCGATCCCGGCAACCGTGTTCGACGCCCTTGTGCGCTCCAGCGAGATCCAGCCGCCGGGCGAGATCAAGGTGCGGCGCGTCGGAAAATTCACCGAGGTTCTCGATGCGCGCGCTGTGTCCCTGCGGGCGGGCTGAGAGGGGGTTCATGTTCCTGACGCCGCCATCCAAGCGGCGTCAGGACGACACCATGAAGCCGCAGTGGTTCTGCTCGATTCGATGCTTAGATGGGAGAGACGATATGAAGGACGCGACGAAAGACGAGCTGGCCGCAATCGAGGTCGGCGGGCAGTGCGGCGGGGAGTACCTGGACGAGATCGGCAAGACCGATCTCGCGACGCTTTCCAAGGTGGAATGGTCCACGTTCCTGCGCTGCGTCGTCGGCGGGTACATCGCGGAAATGCAAAAGCGCATCAAGGCGCCTTTCTGATGACGACCTCCTCCTTCACGTTCACGCTTTTGGTCCTGGCGTGCCCGGTCAATGTGCCGCCACCGCATAAGGACTGCGTGGCAGTCGTGGCTCCAGTCGAGTCGGTCTCAGAGTGCAGAGCGCTCTATCAGGAGATCAAGGCGACACTCCCCCAGGGCTTAAAGCTCGGCTTCCCGGAGTGCGCCAGAGGAAAGAGAAACTGATGCATTTCATTTTCATCGCATTCATTGTTGCAATAATCATCCTAACGACAACGGTGCTGTCATGCCTGAGATAAAAAGTCTGTCTGTAAAGATCTCCCAGTGGATCGAGAGCCAGCCAGACGGAACCGCAAACAGAAATCAAGCAATCGCCCACTTCGGTGCGCTCTACAATAAGG